CTATGCCGATAGGCGTGTGCTCAGGTTGTTTGCAAGAAGTTGAGCTTACGCGGTATAGACGTTGCTCTGCGTGTGTCACGGCGCGTAAAATGAAGTGGCATTACGCGAATGCTGATCGGGCGAAAGAAACAGGACGCGCGCTGTATCATTTGAAAAAAGCGTGTCACATACAGCACATTCGTGATTGGAAGAAAGCCTGCCCTGCGGAACATAAAAAACTAACTAATAAAATATCAGGCCATCGTTACCGCGAAAGAGCTATTGAACAGCACATGCTTAAACGCGCGCGGAAAAGAGGCATGGAAGTAAACATAACGCTAGAGGATATTGTTATACCAGAGTTCTGTCCGGTTTTAGGGCTAAAGTTGACGCGTAACATCGGGCAGAAAACCGGCGGGCGCAACAGCCCGTCTCTGGATCGTATAGATAATGCTCGCGGATATGTTAAAGGGAATGTTATAGTAGTTAGCCTCCGGGCTAACCGGTTAAAGAACGACGCAACAGTTGAGGAGTTACAGAAAATTGTCGACTTCTATAAACAACTTACCAGCGCATAGCAAATTAGGAGCAAGCGGAAGTCACCGCTGGTTCCATTGCCCAGGCAGCGTAAAGCTGATCGAGGCCATGGGTGACACGGCCAAGAAGTCCAGCTCCTACGCCGACGACGGCACCCTGGCGCATGAAATTGCGGCACGCTGCCTGAAGTCGGGCGAGGACGCGGTGGTGTACCTTGGCGAGGCGGACTTCGCCACGGAGGCGATGTTCAAGGAGGAAGACGCCGCCGCGGTGCAGGTCTACCTCGACCATATTCGCGGCAAGATCGACGAGCTAGGGCTCCGCGGCAAGAAGATGGGCTCGCGTGTCCTGATCGAGGAACGCTTCCACCTAGCTGAAGCGCATCCCGACTTCTTCGGGACCACGGACTGCACCCTCATTGGGGATAAGCAAGCGGTCGTGGCCGACTACAAGCACGGTGCCGGTATCATGGTATCGGCAGAGAAGAACACACAGCTTATGCAGTACGCCGTGGGCGCGCTGTACGGAACGGAGGCATGGCAGGATGACAACTTCCCCGTCGAGATCAACATCTGTCAGCCGCGTGTATACGGGGTGGAGCCTGTTAGATCGTGGGGGACGAGCGTGGGCGAACTCAAAGGATGGCTGCGTGATGATTGGCTTCCCGCCGCCCGAAGGACAGAACAGCAGTCTCCTTTTCTACAACCTGGTCCGTGGTGCAACTCCTCCTTCTGCCCCAAGCGACTGACCTGCCCCGCCATCAAGGAAATGCGGGCGCGTGTCCTGACCTACACACCGGAGATCATCAAGGCCATGGAAGACTGGGAACTGGGCCTCGCGGCCACCGAGACGAACATCGTGAAGGGCCTTGCCAAGGTCTTCGACGAGGAAATCTTCACCCGTCTGCGTGCGGGCAAGCAGATCAGCGGTTGGAAGATGGTGGCAAAGAAGGCCGATCGCGTGTTCAAGGACGACGCGCCGCTCGACGAGACATTCGGTGACGCGGCGTATGAGAAGAAGCGCAAGACGCCCCCGGCGATCGAGAAGCTGCCCGAGGGTAAGAAGTTCGTGGCCCAGTGGGCGTACAAGCCCGATACCGGCATGACCGTGGCCCCGGATACCGACGCCCGCGGCGGTCAGGTGGTTCGCAACCGTGACGAAGTTTTCAAAGGGGTGTTGTAAGCGTAGGCGTAAGCGTGGTACAATAGTTGGGTTAACTACTTTGAAAGGCGAATTGTAAATGGCTAAGATTACTCCCTCCCTCGTCGTGATCGGTCCCGCCAAGCTGGTGCTGTACCATCCGATCCTCACCAAGACCAAGTTCGACGCTCGTACCCGCAAGTCCGTCGTGGACGATCAGAACGGCAGCTACAATGCTACCTTCCTGATCCCGCAGTCGGACACGGATACGGTCGAGGCGGTCAAGGCGGCCTATATCAAGGCGGCGAAGGAAACCAACTCCAGCGTCGAGTTCAAGGACTGGAGCAAGAAGTTCACCCTCGGTGAGAAGGTGATCGAGAAGGCGATGAAGAAGAACCCCGACAAGTCCGCCGATCGCATGGCGTACATGAAGGGCATGTGGGTGCTGGAGGCCAAGTCCAAGTTCGCTCCCGACCTGTCGAAGGCGGTGGGCGGCAAGGCGGTCGAGGTGCCCGCGGAGACGGCGGACCGCGAGTTCTACTCGGGGTGCATGACCAAGGCCGAACTCAATCTCGTTGGTAGCGAGATCGAGAGCGGTGAGAACACGAACCGCTACCTGACTGCCTACGTCAACTTCATCGTGAAGGTTGGCGAAGGCGAACGTCTTGGCCGCAAGAGCCGTGACGACGTGTTCAAGGGTGTGCTGGGCGGCTCCTCCACCCAGGACCCGACGTCGGGTGACGAAGACTTCTAGAACTGCGTACAGACGGCGGGTCGTAAACACCGCACTGACACGGCAGGCTACCGTGAGCCCGGTGAAAGTCCGGGCGCTTTTTTAAATTGAGGTCGGTCATTGCATATCACAATCGACTTCGAAAGTTACAGCGAAGCTGACCTGAAGAAGACGGGCGCGTGGAAGTACAGCGAGCATCCGTCCACGGAAGTCCTGTGTGTTTCATACGCGATTGGGGACGCGGAACCTTTCATCTGGACCCCCAACAACGAGGACCCGCCCTTCCTTTTATTCTCCCATATCAAAGCGGGCTGGGTGGTCGACGCCCACAACGTCGGCTTTGAGCGCGCGATATGGGAAAACGTCTGTGTCAAGCGTATGGGCTGGCCCGAGATCGAGGCCCATCAGTACGACTGCACAATGGCCCGCGCGGCCAGCAGGGCGCTGCCCCTGGGCCTGGAGCAGTGCGCCACGGCCCTCGGGCTGGACGTGCGCAAGGACAAGCGCGGCAAGCAGCTAATCAACCTCTTGTGCAAGCCGCAGAAGCCCAAGAAGAAAGACCCGCGCACCCGCATCCAGGACCCGGAGCTACTGGCCGAGCTGTACGATTACTGCAAGCAGGACGTGCGCGTCGAGCAGCGTATCCGCAGGGAGTTGGGCGCGCTGCCCGCCCCCGAGCGCGGGGTGTTCCTGCTGAACGAGAAGATGAACTCGCGCGGCATTACGATCGACGTCGAGAGCGTGCATAACGCCATAGCGATCGTGAAGGAAGTCGAGAAGGAACTGACCGCCGAGCTTGTCGAGATCACGGGCGGCAGGATACAGACGGCCAACCAGGTGGCCGAGATACTGGACTTCGTTCAATGGAAAGTGGATGGAGGATTGGATGACCTCACGGCAGACACCGTCGCAGCGGCGATCCCTCGCGCGGAACCAGGCTCCGTCGAGCGACGGGTCCTTGAGATCAGAGCGTCGCTCGCGAAGGCCAGTACGAAGAAGCTGGCTGGACTACTTGCTGCTGTATGCGCGGATGGCCGTGTTCGTGGCCTCTCGCAGTATCACGGCGCTTTCACGGGCCGTAATGCGGGGCGTCTCGTCCAGCCGCTCAACCTACCGCGACCTAAGCTAGACGCGGACCCCGAGAGCCTGATCGAGGCCATCGCAACGCGCGATCCCGACTGGCTGCGCATTATGTACGGCGACCCTATGCAATGTGTGGCCGACGCCCTGCGCCCCATGTTCATGGCGGGGGAGGGTAAGAACCTCTGCTCCGTCGACCTGTCATCGATCGAGAGCGTAGGCATCGCGGCCATCGCAGGAGAGGAGAGCAAGCTTGACCTATTTAGGCGTGGCGATGACCCTTACAGTGTGTTTGCTAGTGCTGCTCTTGGCCGTGCAATCACTAAAGCTACTGATCCCGTGGCTCGACAGGAGGTTGGCAAGGTTGGAGAACTGGCTTTCGGATTTGGTGGTGGTGTGGGGGCTTGGCGCAACTTTGATGACAGTGATCGCTTTGACGATGATGAAGTAAACGGCTTCAAGAACGCATGGCGGCGCAAGCATCCCAACATCGCCCGCCCGCCGTGGGACCAGGAGGTCAAGGACGGTGAGGCCGGTGTGGGCCTGTGGTACGGCCTCCAGGACGCGGCGCACGAGGCGGTGCTGAAGCCCGGCAGGCAGGTAGAGGCGTTCGGGGTGAAGTACCAGGTGCGGGGGCGGTGGCTCGTCTGCACCCTGCCGTCCTCGCGCAACATCGCCTACTACGACCCGCAGCTCAAGGAGAAGGTCAATCCCCACACGGACAAAGAGGAAGTGGTGCTGACATACATGAGCCAGAAGTCCGGCCACTGGCAGAGGATCGAGACGTGGGGCGGGAAACTGGCGCAGGGCGTGACGCAGGCGACGTGCCGCGATATCCTGGTGCATGGCCAGCGTAGGTGTGATCCTGAAATGCCCGTGCTGATGACCGTCTACGACGAGATCGTGACGGAGGTTGACGAGGGATTAGGTGTTGATCTCCCGGTCGAGAGGCTGGTAGAATTTATGGTAGGCGATCTTCCAGCCTGGTGCGCCCACTGGCCCGTCAAGGCTGAAGGCTGGTGCGGCAAGAGGTACAGGAAATAGGAGCGTTGAAATGGACGAGATCAAGATTATCTGCGCCCCGCAGAGCCCGAAGGTCGAGGGGGTGTATGAGGAAGACAAAGAAGACCGAGCCAAAGCGCTGAGAGCCGCGCATCTTATCGGCGGTTCTTTTATATGGGAAGACACCGTTGAGGGTCCGGTGTTCTGGCAAAGCGTGTGTGACCGGCTGGAGCAGATCGCCAAGAACGGCAGGCTCAAGTAAGTGGGTAAGTTATCCCGAGACAAGGGCAAGGTGGGTGAGCGCGAAGTGGCTGCGCTCCTCCGCGAGTACGGCTTCGACGGCAAGAGAGGGGTGCAGTATCAGGGCGGCAAGGACAGCGCCGACGTCACCGGCCTGCCGGGGTTTCATATCGAGGTGAAGCGCACGGAGAAGCTGAACCTTGAGGCGGCCATGGCCCAGGCGCGGGCGGACTGCGGCGGCAATATCCCGATCGTGTTCCACCGCAAGAGCAAGAACGACTGGGTCGTCATCATGGACGCACGGGCTTTTCTCCGACAGAGGGTGGAGTTCTAATGGCTAAGTTGGATGGGGTGAGCAAGGAACTGTATCCGGGCGAAGCAGAGGGTGTGTTCCGCGACATGGAGCGCCGCCGCAGGGCCGCCGAGCGAACGAACTTCCGCATATCCAACGAGCGCATGGTCGAGCGCAGGGTGGCGTCAGGCTACAAGGTCGTCTACAAGAACGTCGGAGGTTTCCGTGGATAGCTGGATCGTCATAGGGCTGGCCCTCCTGTTCTGGCCGGTCATCGCCGCGTCGATAATCCTGACAGGGGTGTTCGTTTGGTTCATGTGGCTGATCGCGCTCTCTACCATCAAGGGAATATGGGGTGGCTTCTTTGGCCATTAAGAGATATCTCTTTTCGTGCATGCAGAACGACACTCCTCTGCATCGCCCGACATGGAACAACCTGCTGGCCCTGGCCAAGCACTACAATGCCGAGGTCGTCCTGTCGCGCTACGTCTACGACATGGCGGCACACAACGAGAGCGGTAAGCCCACCATGAAGTCGGCTCGTGCCGATCGGTCGTGGGCGCAGGACGCCATGCCCTACGTGCGCGACGAGCGCATGGTCGTGGCCAAGGGCCTGGAATGGTGCGGCGAGCTGCAAATCCTGCCCACCGCACGCCGCCCGATCAGCGGCTTCGAAAGCTACACAGGGCGCAACTCGTGCATCATCCCGCACCCCAAGGTGGCGCTGGAGAGTGTGGCCTCGGGTAAGCACGAAGCCACGAAGATGATCTACACGACGGGCTGCGTCAGCAAGAAGAACTATATTCAGAAGAAGGCAGGCCAGGTGGCGCAGTTCCACCACGCCTACGGCGCGCTCCTCGTCGAAGTGTCCGACCACGGGTGGTTCTGCCGCCAGATCACGGCGACCGAGAACGGCACCATGTACGACCTGGACCTGCGGGTGAAGGACGGCAAGGTGACGTCTGGCCACCGTGTCGAGGCGGTGGTGTGGGGCGACGCCCACGTCCGCAAGGCCGACCCGGTCGTGGCCAAACTGGCGTGGGCCAAGGGCGGTATTCTGGACACCCTGCGCCCCAAGCGGCAGGTGTTCCATGACCTGCTCGACTTCCACTCGCGCAACCACCACGAGATCGGCAACGGCAGGATGCGCTTCCGGCGCTACGTCGGGGACCCGGAGGATGACTGCGTCGGGGCCGAGCTGGACGAGGTGGCTGTAGCCTTGGCCAAGCGCAGCCGCTCATGGTGCGAGACGATCGTGGTGGCCAGCAACCATGACGGGGCGCTGCTCCGCTGGCTGGACAGTGCGGACTACCGTAGCGACCCGCGCAACGCACTGACGTTCCTCGATCTCCAGTCCGCGGTCTACCGATCGGAAGCGGAAAAAGACCGTAGGTTCTCCGTGTTCGAACATGCTATGATGAAGCGCGGCATCAAGGGCGTGAACTTCCTGCGGGAGGACGACAGCTATGTCATTTGTAAGGACGCTAATGGTGGGATTGAGCTTGGTATGCACGGCCATCTTGGCGTCAATGGCGGGCGTGGTTCTATGCTTGGTTTCGCCCGAATGGGCCGCAAGTCATTTATCGGGCATGGCCACCGCGCTGGCATCGTTGATGGCGTTTGGATGGTTGGTACTTCTAGTCTCCTCGATCTTGGATACAACTCGGGGCCGGGAGCCTGGAGCCACACGTTCGGAGTAGCCTACCCGAACGGCAAGAGAGCAATGATGACTATTTACGGAGGGCAATGGCGTGGGTGATACATTGAAACCGTCACGGTGTAATGACTGCGGAAAGGTAATAGGGCACCATCCGTGGTGTGGGGTGAAACACTTAGACGGCAGGGGGTGCGAACCCGACCGGGACCAACAAGCGGGTGCGGTGAAGCCTGTGTGGCAGCCGCCTGTGTGGCAGCAGCCTTCGCGGGCGGGGAGCTACAACGTGATCTCGTCCCCGGCGCACTACGCCAGGTTCGCAATCCAGCCGATCGACTTCATCGAGGCCAATGGCCTGGACTTCCTTCAGGCCAGTGTGCTGAAGTACCTTGTGCGCTTCCCGTTCAAGAACGGCGTGGAAGACCTGCACAAGGCGAGGGACATGCTCAACCGCCTTATCAAGCGGGAGGAAGACAAGCTAGTGGGGGATGCGGGGCAGAAGGTTGGCGGCCAGCCAGCTACCGATAACTCCGAAGACCGCGCTGACCGCGCCTACCGTACCGAGTAGCTTGGAACGGCTATGCTCCAGGGAGCCAACACGCTTGGTGATATCTTTGTGGCTTTCCTGGAGCATACTTTTTATCTCGTGTATGCTATGCTCCAGCCCGTCGACTTTTCCCTCTACCCTCCCCAGCGCTCGGTCTAATTCGTGGCCCTGCATCAGACGAATATCTGCTGGGTGACAAGAAATTCCGAAGCGCCTGTGCAGAGTAGCGTGAACAGACATTTCTCCGTGGTCGCCATCGCGGCCAAGTTGTTGGCGGCGGTCACGAACCGAAGGCCCGCAGTATACGTCGTGATGCTGTCGCCCACGTTGGTCTTCGACACAACCAGACGGTAGGTTTCACCGACCACTGGATTAGTCGGAAGGGGCATGGTTTTTCCTGCCGCGGCCAGGAGCAGCGTAGCCGTGGCAGAGTAGTTAAGGTTCCAGGCAAGCGTAGAGGGCGATAGAGCGAGGGGGGTCAGATTCGCCGCCTCCTCCCGCCAACGGCCAGTGCTTGCTCCAACGGTCAACGAAGTAGTGACGTTCACAAACTGGTTATTGTTTTGGCGGAACCCGCTCACCGAGCTGCCCGCCGTCGAGATACCCGTGGCCAGATACTGAAAGCGGTTGTTCTCGACATGCGCGTACAGGCTGCGCTGAATGTCCACGCCGATATCGACAGAAGGTGAAACCGACGCACCGTTGCTGTAAATCCAGTTACGCTCGATGACCGCCGATTGACATGTCGACGAGGCAACCGCAGTTTCACCAATACGGATCAGGGACGCCGCCGAGTGGGCAGTAAGCTGGCCCCGGATATGGTTGTCGCTAACATTGACTTGGTCGGCGTCGTTCAGCGCAAAGCATTCGTTGGCGATGCTTTCAAAGTGTAATCCCTGCGCACTGAATTTCGCCACGCCCACGGCACCGGGGAGAAGTCGGTGCTTTGTAGCCAACGTCTCTGCGGTGAAGACGGCCGTACCGTCAGTGACCGTGCCCGCATTGATTGCGGTGGCGTAACCTGCGGGTTCGGAACCTGCCGAAGTCCCTGCGGTGGTGCAATAGAACATGAAGCCCGGATTGCTGGCCACCGTGATTTGATAACCGAGAGCGTAAGCCGTGCTGTTGATGCGCGCCCTAGACCTATAGCCGTAGGCTTTCGTCACGTAACCACGCAGCATTCCCTGAACGCCGCCGCCGTGCAATTGGTAGTTACCAGCGCCGGTAAAGAAGCCACCTTGGGCAAGGGCCAGCGCGTCCGGTTCCATTCGGACGCCGCGCAGTTCCATGTGGTTGCACTGGCTGGCGAGGAAGCCGAAGTTCCAATCGACGGTATCCCACTGCGGATAGGCGATGCTGTCCACCCCGTAAGCGGGGATAAGCGTGGACACCGGCACGATACGAATGTCCTGGAAGACCGGGCCGGTTTGCAGGTTCCAGCAATGGATGTTGCCGTTGTGATGCCAGCGCGAGAAGTTGACCTTGCCAGCGGCGTTACCGGATCCGGTGATGGAGCCTACCGCGCCAATGGACAGGAGGCATGGCCCCGCGACTGAGCCCAGCACAGAGTACCGCTGGTGTTCGCCGTACATCGTGAAGCCGTTGGGAGCCGTGCCGCCGCCCGCCGCGAACGGGTCGAGGACAGAGGTGTCGCCCAGCGCGCCGGTCGAGTTTATGTAGATCGTCTCCCCCCCGCAATGAATGCCGGTTGTGCTGGACCCGGCGCTAACCATGGCCGCGCATTTTTCGTACCAGCAGGCGTTTATCCAGTCTTGCACGCGCGCCGCCTGGCTGGTGCTTCCGCCCTTTACAATGCCAAAATCGTCGGTGGACAAAACACCCCCGGTCAAGCGGCGGTATCTGCCAACCAAGCTGGGCGTCGGGAAAATGAGGCCGTTGTCCACCGTTTCGGACGACCCGCTCTCAAGGACGAGTATTCCGCCACCGTTGTCGGTTTGGCCGGTGTACCCTGCGAGGACAAGCTGGGACGGGTCGGGCGGTGTCACGCTAGCAATGGCCGCAACACTGGACACGCCGACAACGAGGGTCGATCCCAACACGATATCTGGGTCTATGTCCGCCAGGGGGACGCTATTCCATCCAGTCTCCCCTCCGTTGCCCACTAGAACCTGCCCGGCCACAGGCATAGGGAAAGTGATGTCCCCGCTCTCTGGGTCGTAGGTAGCCGGAAGCTGGGGTGTCTGGCGGGCGCGGCGGCGGACCTGCTGGACCTGCATCGTGGCGCGGTCCAGACCCTCCTCGTTGACGTCGGCGGGGAAGCCATCGTTGGCCTGGTAGTCGATCTCCTGGGTGTACGGCACCTCGCGCTGGATCACCAGGGTCGAGCCGGAAGCGTAGGTCGAGACGGTGGTGAGCGATCCGGTGGAGCCATTACCCCCTGTGACGGTGTAGTTCGTCGTCAGGGTGAGGGTCGTCTCGACCGCCGTGGTGTTGTTCACCAGGATGACCTGGAGGTCCGTGTTGTCGAAGAACACGAACGGGATCGAGAACACCGTTGTCGACCCGTTGGTAGAATACCCCACCCGAGAGGCGTCGGAGGGAACAGTATAACGTACCTTCATGGTCGGAGTATATCCTATTAGCGGGGGTTCTGTCGAGGTGACAGGCCATACTGGTCGACGATGCCGTTTTCCACACTGTCGAACAGCCATTTCGTAGCGAGGAAATTCTGATACGGGATCGTCTTGCGGATGGCGTGGACGTCGGCCCCGGTCACAGTACCGTCCGCCAGGCCCCGCAGGGCGCGAGCGGTGTTGTCGATCGTGGCTGCGGTGGGGCCACCAAGCTGCCCCACGAGGCTACGTCCTTGGAAGCGCTCGGCTTCCTGGCCGGTAAGAGTTCGTTGCAGGTTGACACCTGTAGCCTTGCCCAGGATGCTGTCCAGGTTCATCATGTGTGAGAGAACCCCGGAGCGATCGATGCCTTCCCGCACCCACATGCGGGTATCGCGTTCCTTGACTTTGCCGTCCGATACGATATCGCGCAGGGCCACACCCATCATCCCCAGCCCGACCATGGCCAGCATGGAGGACAGGGCGTTGGCGTCGCGCTGCTGTAGCCCCGCCACCAGGATACGAGTGTGGGAGGCGAAGCCGAAGCCCTGGAACTGGGTAATCAGGGAGCCCACTGGACCCTGCGTCCACAGGGGGCGGTCTGTCGCACCGGGTGTCAGGACGTTGCCGTCGATATAGCGCAGCAAGGCCCGCTCATAGGCGTTGCGCGCCTCTATGTTCTTCCACTGGTCGGCGTTGGAGAAGTACGCGCCGCGGGTGTTCTCGCCCCACAACTCACGCTCCTTGGCGATCAGCTCGACCTCGTAGTCTCCAATGCCCCATGCCCGCATTTGTGCGGCCTGTACCTCGGTGAGCGGCTTACCATCCGCCATGGCCGCGACACGGCGCAGAAGGGTGTCGGCCCCGTTGTAGGAGGCATGGCTCTTGATAAAGGTATTCCACGGCGACACGCCGAACCACACCAACGACTTGTGAGCGATCAGGCCGGAGAGCATTTCCAGTTTCGACTGGTTGGTGTACTGATCCCCAATGTCCGCAAGTTGGCCCGCGCGCCCGCCCATGAGCATGTCGTTGATCGTGCCCGCGCGCTGCCCTTCCGCTTTGGCCATTTTCAGAGATTGGAAGCCGTCTGTGAAGTGCCCGGCAATGCCGCCAAACACGCGCAGGATGCCTTCGGACATGACCATGCGCCCCATGTCGGGGAGCTGAGCAAGCAGGGATGAGCCCATGAACAGAGGGATATTGGAGTTCTTGATGACCTTGGCCACGGTGCGAGCGCCTGCGTAGCGCGGGTCCATCGTACCGCCTGGCTCGGTGCCGCGGATGCGGTGCACCAGCGCCTCGATCGTGCTGCGATCGCGCTCGTACATGGCCTCGATCTGGAGGTTCTTCTTTTCCAGCGCGGCGATCTCGCGGGGCTTGGGGGCCTGGCCTTCGCTCATCTTGGCGTCGGATTTTTCCGCGAGCGCGGTCAGCATGTCGTCCCGCTCACGCTTCAACTGCTCCAGGATGACAGCGATGCCTTCGTCCCCACCCATGATCTTCTGGTAGGCGACGTCGGCGGCCATGGTACGGATGTAGCGCGCCATGACGTTGACTACGTTGCGATCGACAAAGTCGCTCATGCCGTAGCGTCCGTCCGCCGTGCGCCAGTTGTCGGGGATATCGAAGGTGCGCTCCTTGGCGGACCCGCGGCCCTCGGGCACGGTTATCTTTCCGGGCAGGCGACCGTCAGGCTGGCCCAGGATTTTGCTGGTGACGCTGTCGGCCATTTCGTCGAGGAAATCTTCCGCGATCGGCTTGTCCGACTGACGACGGAAATAGTCCTTGACCAGTTCCTTCCACCCTACCGGGTTGGCCTTGATGCGCTCGTGATGGTAGACGCGCTGAAGATGGCTCTTGCCTTCCATCCTTTTGGCCACGGCTTCGGGGTTCTTGAACACACCTACCGCCCATTCGGTCGCCAGGTCCGCGAAGTGCTTGTCGATCAGGCGTTGTGCCTTCGCGGCGTCCGTGATGATCTTGTGCGGGCCGACGTCGCCCTCGGTCATGGCCGTGCCGATCGCGTCATAGAACTGCCCGCGCGACAACTTGGGCGCTTCGCCCGCCTTGACCGCCTGCTTGTAATCTGCCCACGCCGTATCGACGTTGCGAACCATCTGCATCATCATAGGCTCGCTTAGTATCTTGACCTCGGTTTCGAAGTCGTCGCCGTGACGAGCGCCCTTGAAGTGGTCGTCGAGGAGCAGGCCGGTGTAGGCGAAGCGGTTGATGACCCGGCGCGAGGTTTCGAACATGGACGTCGACATGTAGAGCGACGGCATGGCAAGCCCGATCTTGGCCAGTTTGGCGGTGATCTCTGCGACCTTGAACGAGCTGCGCAGACGGGAGGTGAAGCTCGACGCGGGAGCGCCAGGGCCGGTGGCCGCAGACGAGGCGTCCTTGGGCGCGGGGGGTTCGCCAGCCTTCGGGGGCTCAACCTTGGGCGCTTCGACCTTCGGCTTTGGCTCGGCGGGGAACCGCGCGAAGCCGCGCAGCCAGTCCATCGGGTCGCCCTGCGGGTACAGCTTCAGCGGGTCGCGCCCCTCGGCCAGCTCCTTTTCGAACGCGGCTTGCAGGCGGGCGATCTCCAGGCTGGCCTCGGCGCGGTCCTTCGGCGTGAGGTTGGCCTCGATCTCGGCCATGGCCTCCTTGGTCTTCTTGATCGTATTGGCCAGTCGGGTTTCCGCTGCCTCCCACTCCGCGATCAGGTCCTCGTTCTCGCGCTTGAGGCGGTTGAGCGTGACCTTGGGTTGGAGGCTTTCCTGGATATCGGCCAGTTGCTTCTTGGCGGCAGGCGTGCCCTCCTTGGCCAGTGCGTCCATCAGGTCGATGGTAAGCTGGTCGCGCGGCATGACCATGCGCGTGACGGGCGTGGTGGGGTCGGCTTCAAGGCGGGAGATACGCTCGTCCGCCTTCTGGATTTCGTTCGCCAGGCGGGTGACGTCGTCGAGGAGCTTGGGCTGCGTCTCGGCAACGTAGTTCAGGATATCGTTGTCCGCCGCCTTGACCACGTTGTTACGCGGCAGGGTGAAGTTCGGCGCGTTGTTGGCGTCTAGGTAGCGTCCTACCGCGGTGGTGTCGAACAGGCCCGCCTTCGGGGGCGGCAGGTCGCCCAGACTGGACGCGCGAAGGACCTGCGTAATGTCGCTCTCGACCTTCTTGCGGACCTCGGCCTGCATGGTCTTGGCGAGCTGCGCGATCTCGCGCCGCCCCAGCGTGCCCGCCACGGAGCCAATGACGCCGCCCACGATGAGGGCACCCAGTACGCTGGCCGCGCTCTCCTCGGCGGTACGGCTGACCTGCGTGCCCTGTAGAACGGCCTCCTGCGCGGCTGCGCCCGCCGCAGCGGATACGCCCACGCGCCCAAAGGAGCCCAGCGCTACCGCCGCCCTGCCGCCCTTGACGAGAGGCCCGGCCACGGGGAGGACCGTGGTGGGGTCGACCACCGCAGCGACCGTACCGATCAGCCACTCGGGCAGGGGACCACTGGCCATGGCCTCGCGCGCCGCCTTCTCGTCTGCGATCCTGAAGCGGATGGCTTCGATATCACGGTAGCTGTTGGCCCTGGTGAAGCGGTCGCTGTACGCCTTCTCCTCGGGTGTCAGGAAGTCCTCGGCATCGAACAGCGCGGCAGCCAGGGGGTCCGTCTGCGCGAGGTTCTGGTCGGGCAAACCGCTGTCGTTCAGCGCGGAGCCGATCGTGTTCTCCAGCCTGAACGCGGCGCGGGTCTGCTGTGACAGACGGGACATGAGCGCCTGGTCCTGGCCTTCCGGCTTATTGAAGCGCGCGACGACTTCCGGTGCTAGCGGCTGGACTTCCGTTTCGAACGGCAATTACTTCTTCCCTCTAGGCTCGATTAGCGGCTGCGGCATCTGGCTCGGGCGCGGCGCGGTCTGGCCGGTGCGCTCTGTGCGAGTGCGGATTTCAGTCTGGTTGGTGAGGTTCTGCTGACGCTCCTTCAGGTCACGAGCGATACGTTCAGCGTCGATCGCTTGGTACGTCGGGTCCTGCAGCACTTCGGCCTCGGTGGGTGGGCGAAAGCGCTTCATGCCATCCACATTGTAGTACTCGCCTTCCCCACCTACACGAAGAACCTGCACCTGGTAGGTAGGCAGACGGCCCTCCCGCAAGTCTTGCTCGGTCTGATTATCGGCCACGAGGCGGTAGGATGACAGGTGCGGGAACTTCGGGTCCTTGACCAGGTTGATGCCCGCGGTCTTGAGGCCCGGCTCGATCTGGTTCTGGTAGATACGCGCCTGATCTTCCTGCGGCAATGCGCGCAGGCTGGGCGGAGAATATCGTTCGATGGGGCGGCGGGCTATCTGCGAACGACTGCCCGCGGGGTCGAAGCCAGGATTAACGATCGCTAGCCGCGCGTCCACATTAGGGTCCGGGGCTTTGCCCACCGAGCCCACCATGGTCGTGCCGTAGATTTGGTTCAGGGTAGTCTTGGCGATAGCCTCGGCCTGTTCGGCGCTGCCGGTCCGCATGTACGCGGCTTCATACGCGCGCCGTGCTTCACCCTGCAACGCGGCGTCCTGGCCGGGGAGTTTTACGAGAGGAATGTTACGCTCCCCCCATGACGTCATGGAAGTTTCCACCATTCCACGGAAGTCGATCTTGGAGATATCCTTTTGGAGGACCGCCTTGCGATCGTTCTCCTCCGTGATGGTAAGCGGCCCCTTGCTCATGTACGTCGAAGCGGCCTGCTTGTACGCCTCCGACTTCGGCACGCCCTGCTCGATCAGGCGCTTGGCCTCACTGCGCACGATAGCCAGGGTGCCTGTGCTATCGAGCTTGGCGTTGGCCAGTGAGCGCGGCGCGGTGTTCTCCAGATCGTCAGCGGCCTCGGCAGCGAAGGCCACCTGTCCGGCGCGGGACTTGTCCGTCGTCTTGTCGCTGTTCTCCAGCAACTCCTTGAACTGGCCGTACAGATACCCGCTCGTACCCGCTACACCCGCCATGACCTTGATGGCCGTGGCGCGCTGCTCCGGTGTACCTTCAACCGCAATACGCCCGATGGGGATATTACCGAACGCATTACTGATCGCGCGGTCCGCGTTCTCCTGGCTCTTGAGCGTGCCGGTGTTGAACTCCTCCAGCGCCACCGCAGTCTTGGCCTGATCCTTGCGCAGCGCCTCCTCGCGGTTATTGAGCGTGCGCACCGCCGTCAAGTAGCCCTCGGGCGAGATCGCGCCCTTGGCCTTCATCGCGTCGAGGTTGGCGCGGTTGTTCGGGTTGATCTCCTTGTTACCGGAGAACTGGTCGTCAATGTCGACAAGGTAAGTGGCGATGTTCTGCGTGCGGGCGCGGTCGCCGTCAGCACGGGCCTTGCTCTCCTTGCTGTCGATATGGCGAGACAGCGCCTCCGCTTGGTTGATGTTAAGGTGGGGAGCCTGCTCCTTCAGCGCCGCGCGGGCGGCTGCGAAGTTGCCCTTCTCCGCGTAGCCGAATATCTGGTTCTTGGCCAGTTCGTCAGCGGAGGTACGAGCAAACTCGCGCAGCGTGTTGGGGTCCATGACCCCCTTCAGGCGCTCCATACCGCTTTGGAACTCGGCCAGGTAGGCGTTGGCGTTGGCCGGATCATTTCTGATCTTGGCCCCGATAGCGTCCATCTGGTCTTTTGCGGTGAGCAGACCTTCCTTGTTGACCGCGTCCTTGCGCAGTTTGATGCCGATAAGCTCGGCGTTGGCCCCGTGGCGGGTAAGGCGGCGCTCAAGGTCGGCTTGCGCTTCCGGGGTCGTAAGACCCGCCGCGGCGATCGCATCCTTGCCGTCACCCCAAATCTGCTTGACCCGATCCATGTAGTCCGGGGCCATGGGGTCAAGCTCGGCGGTCTTCTTCTCGCGCTCCAGCACATAAGCGCTTTCGACCTTCACCGACGTGACGGCGTCACGCTCGGCGTTGATCTTTTGCAGCGCATCCAACGCGACGAGCGCGCCCGCGCCGATGTCCGTGGCCGTCGTGCGATTGAAGCCCGCCGAGCCGGGGCTGCCGGACGCTACCGATCGGGCGCGGTTGCCGGTGCTTTCGAACTCGGTGCCGGGGAGGCGGGTCGACTTGTTAGCCATTACTTCTTGGTGGCTTCTTTATAGAGGGTCGTCAGGCCGGGGATGGCGTTCGTGAAGCCCTTGATGACCGCCGCATCCGCCGCCTGCTGGCCCGCCTTCATGGCGAACCCGGCCTTGGTGCGGAGAACGGACTGCCGCGCCTCGCTGTCCTGGATCAGGGAGAGGCGCTGCGCGTCGAACAGGCCCTCGCGCGAGGCGATGAAGTCTCCATCCATGCCGCCGCCCTGCGCGGCCATCACGGCGCGCGTGCGGGAGATCGTAGCCGTGCGCTCACGCTGCTGCGCGTCGAGATCGCGGTTAAGACCGATCTTCTCCTGCTCGGCCTGATAGTTGTAGAAGTCTCGGTTATAGACGCCTTCGTCGTATGCCTGATTGCTGCTCATCAGGCCGCCAGCAATCGAGCCGACAGCGGATACGCCCGCGAAGGCGGCGGTCACTGGATCGTATCTAACGAGCATCGAAAATCCAAACGTCCATTACGCCTTCCTCGGCCATTTTAACCTTTCGGAGGCCCAATAGCAACATGAAGCGCTCCCCGTCGCAGTTGGTACGGTCTACCCTGGCCCAGCATTTGCCATACATGTCCAGCATGGCGCGCGTGTAGCGCACGAGGCGGACCATGTGGCGCTTCAAATCTGCGCCCAAATACGCCCAAATCTCGCGGTCCTCGTTTGGCCCCAGCGCGGCCACGGCCCTGCCGTCGACCTCCATTGCGAAGGAGAACGGGCTTTCTGTGAGCGAGTGCAGCACGAGCGGGTTG